CCACTCCCGAAACAATACCTTTCAGCGATTCCCCCCCACCACCGAATTTACTGGTCATCCAATCATCAAAGTACCCCCATATCTTGTCGAAAATTCCCTTGAAGAAATCAAACACCACGGAAAATGCCCCTTTGAAGTGTTCGATTGCCGCGTCCCAATCACCTTTAAACAATGCGACGAATCCCTGGAATATCTCTTTCCAGAATTCGATGACAGTGCTTATGTAATCCTTGATAAACGCCCAGGTTGCGGGGAATTTATCCGAAAGGAAGGAATCGAGTTTTTCCCAGGTCTCTGTGAGAACTGCAACAATCTTGTCCCAGTTCTTCCAGATGATGATTGCCGCCGCTACCGCGGCAATGATTCCAATGATAATCAACCCTATGGGAGACAGGGCAAGGTTGAGGGCGGTGGCGGCGGCGGTTCCAAGCCAACTTGCGGCAGTCTGTAATCCTGTAACCACTGTTAAAGCAGCCGTCTTTAGGCTGGCTCCAATTGCCGCAAGGCTCATCCCCCTAATGGCTCCCGAGACCGCCGCTATCCCTGCGAAAAGAGAAGGAAGAATAATCACTAGCGGACCAATACCCGCCATGACCTCGGCAAGTGGACCTACCGCCAGTTTCATCTTACTTGTCCAGATAGCCCAAGTCTCTCCGGCTGTTAGCGTCCCCTCGGTCATCTCGTCAACGGTGCCAGCGGAGTTTGCCAAGGTCTCAGATAGTGCCTCAATATCAACAATTCCGTCCTGAATCGCCACCTTCATCCTCTGCGCGCCTTCAGCACCAAACAGGTCGGTGGCCATATTGAGAGCCTCGGTCTCGCCTGTTGCGCCTCGGATCGCTCTCATGGCCTCGTATAGGCCTTCCCCAAGGTCTTGGGTGCCGGATGACGCCATCTTTCTCATTGAAGCATTCAAACCGGGCATTACTCTGGATGCGTCAATACCTGCTCCCTCAAGCTGACCCAAAAGGGATATGGAATCGTCCAAACCGAACCCCATATTGCGCAACACAGGACCAAACTCAACCACGCGGGACGAAAGGTCTGCTATGGGAACCCCCGTTGTCTGGGCCGCTTTCGCAAACTTGTCCATAGCAAAACTGGCCTGATCGCCACTCATTCCGAACAGGCCCATTGAATCGGTAACGGAATCGATGATCGGTCCCACGTCAGAGCCAGTGCCACGGGCTAAATCCAGGAACTTTTTCGTGGCGTCCTCAAGGGAATCTCCGGTTATGCCAAGTTCAACATGGACGTCGCTCATAGCTTTTGCGACCACATCCCAATCCTGCGGAACACTACCCGCGATGTCGCGGAACTCTTTGTTCAAGGCCTCCAGTTCGGCACCCGTTGCCCCGGTTGTTGCTTGGATGGTCCGCTGCGATGTTTTTATCTCGTCGCCTATTTTTACAAGGGCGGCCGACATCCCCGCCACCGCTAGGCTGACTGCCATTACTGCCTTGCGTATTCTACCAAAGCCGCCTTCGGCACCCTTGGTGTCGGCATTCACAAGTATGTTGACTGAGTTGCCCGTCGTCACTTGTTTTCCTTGTTTCCCAACGAAACTATTTCCAATATTCTTATCAGGCTAACATCCTCTTCCATAAGCTGAGAAGGCAGGCATCCATATCTCTGACAGATACCGTCTACCAATTCCGCCGATGCCAGTTGGAGCGGCTTCTCGACGGGATTGCCGTCCCTGTCGGTGCCGCCCCCCACAGATTTCCATTTGAGGATGTCAGCCTCTAGGCTTCCCCCACGGAGCCGACATTCTCCGCCCACGCCGTGATCATTGCTATGCAGATATTGGGGGGTAACGTCATAAACCCGTCCGCCGTTGCGGGCACTGGCTTTGCGTCCTCGTCGTGGAGATTCCACTCGAGGATTATGTCACCCCCAAATTTTTCAAATAGAGATCTGCTTTCCTCTGCACCCGGCGAGTCCCCGAGTTTTTGAAACTGCAAAAACGTGTTGATGTCTATATCCAGCTTGGCCCGGATTTCCAGGCCGTGATAGTCGGAGTCCTCCGGGAACTGGAGTGTGGCCTCTCTCCGTTCCAGAACAAAAGGAGCTGTTGCTTTTGCTACCACCATTACGATGCAGTACCCCAAGTGGGAACCGTGCCGCTCTGAAGGTTCAGCGTGGCCGCCCATGTGAGACTGCCGTCATTACCTCTGGAGAGGTTGTAATCGGCAACAAGGCACTCGGCTTCCAACTCTGGATAACCTGTGGTGTCCCCACCTATTGCCAAGGTAAATGTTCTTATCCCTGACTTGGTTTTGAACACGTCGTGGCTCTTGTTGCTTGCCTTGTCGAAAACACCGGACAAGGAAATGGAAAGGTCGCCGAGACCGATCAATCTCTCCATCGCAGACTTGGAGATGGTTGTGGAGTCCAGAAGGTTCTGGGTGTTCCCAATCTCGTAGCCCGTGATGTTATCCGATATATCTCTGGCGGTCCCCCCGCTATCGTCCACCGCTATGTAATCGCCTAAACCCGACTGCTTCGCCATAAAATCCTCCTAAAAAATTCCTAAAATCTTGAAAATCCGACTGCTATTTTTGCATTGGAAAATGTTCCCGTTGAGGTGACCCGAAGATATCTGGCAACAGTTCCACTCATCGTAAGCCTTTCGGCTGTCGAAACATCAGAAGTTCCAACAGTTGAAAATGTCATCAAATCCGTCCATGACGAATCGTTTGTACTTTCTTGAATTTTGACGATTACGCTACCACTACCAAGAGAAATTGCTTGCAGATAACCTGACCCGCCACTGGATGAAGATGCAGAATTATCAACTGATGTCCCACTGCTAGCAGATGAATGAGTGTCATCATGGGCAGTCAGCATGACGCCGAACTCACCCCCCATACCGTTTCCGTTGAATGTGCTGGTTACCGCTATGGCACTCCCACTTGAGCGGCTCACGTTGTAGTCCGCTTCCTTTGCGGATATGCCCACCGCCCCGTCGCCCACGTCAGAGCCAAGGGGGATCAACACGACCTGATCCGCTGTTGGTATTTTCCCCGAATTGCTGGTGAACGTGTCATGGATTTTGTCGGAGGCGTTGTCAAAGTAGCCGTTCACAGACAGCGATCCATCAACCAGCCCGGTGATACGACTAGCCGCCGCACTACTCAAAGCCGTGGTCTCAAGAGTCGCTTGTGAATAGCCAGCCCCACTCAACGCGTTGGCATCCCCGGAGAGATCGTTGCCCATCACATAGAGCCTGACATTTAGTCCTGATTCTTTAGCCATAAGACACTCCTATCATGGGGTAATTGTTACCTCCCCAGCTATTTCTACAGTAAAGGGGATATCCACCGTCCGGTAGGACACGCCATTCATTTCGGTGTATCCCGTAGAGGACGATCCCACGTTGGAATCGGTGACATTTCCGGCCAGATCTGCATCCCCACGTAGTGCTTGGGCGATGTTGACCATGGCGTCCCAAACGTCCAACTCCAAGGACTCCCGGACATCCGCGGATGTCTGCATTCTAAAAAATGCGCGTATCAGGAACTCCGTGTTGGTGGTCACGTCTGTTAGGGTCATGTAGTTAACGTCTCTTGATGTTATCCAAAACGCCAGCACAGGGGTGGCGGCTACACCGAGGGGTTCCCCTCTCACGACGGACACAAAAGAAGGGTCTGACACGGTGCTCAGCAGGGCATCGATCCTGTCCATGGCACCGCTTCGGCTCATGCGAAGGCCTCATATATGGCGTCCTGCATCAGCTCCTTGACCTCCTTGGGTCCCCTGAGCAACCATTGGCGAACATTCCTGAAGAAGAAGTGTCCCTTGAACCGGGACGTTTTGTTCCTCTTGTCCACCCCCTCTACCCACCGGGCGTACACCTCGTTGCGACCAAACCGCGCCTCCCCGGCGTCGATCTGTGCGTGCAGGCTCGACACGATGTGTCCGGCAACCCTTCCTCGGAGATGACCCGACACTCGCCCACGACCCACCCCTGTCATTTGCATCTGCACTCTCACCGCCCCCATGACGGCGACATCCAGAAGGGCGCGGTTGGCCGCTTTCACTAGCCGGGCTCCCGGATTCGTGAAGACCTTGCCTTTCATTGTGATCGTCTCTCCCGCCATCAGAAATAAACCTCCGATGTGACAGAAATGGAGCGGTATCTATCCAGACTTGAAAGGATGGCGACCGAATCAAAATCACTTGGAGGAGTGTTTGCCGAGTACGGATACTGTAAGGGCGTGTTCGCGGAGTCCCGGTCCCGAAAGAAGACCCGGCCGAGATCGAGGCAAGCCGAGACAACGAGAGGAGGATATTCGTAGGTGCTGACATTTACGCCGCCGCTGTGGGTTGCCGCTGTCGTCCCGTTGACTCCTCGTTCAACTGTTAGTGTGTTGCCACTGATTGACGTTATGTACAACTGCTCGGAGTCTACCAATATCGTCTCAGCGGGCCCGAGATCCGATGCACTCGAAACGCTCACCGATGTCGCCGTCGTAGATCCAACGGCATCAGCGGTTGTTACTATGAGGGTGTCGTTTCCATATCCCCACTCGCCAAGGATGGACAAGGTCTGCTGCCCCGCATTAAAGGCCTTGGAGGTGTCCTCGTTCAGCTTGATTCTCACCTTGGGATTCGTGTTGTAGGGCTCCAGGAAATAGTCGTTCGCATATCCCTCCGTGAGGGTCTCGCTGGTGCTCCTGTCGGTGGCGTCGTAGGACGTGATCGTCGTGGCGGATATAAGCCAAGCATCCAGCGGAACGGCGGCTTTCAGGACTTCTCCCACCCCAATGGTGCTGTAGTTTTTCATCGGGTACAGCAACTGTGGGGTGTCCCTGAGGGAACCCAACCCCATGTCGAAGTACCGAGTCTCCGTCCTAGGACCGAAGGATTGCATGCCGACGTGGTGGTCGATACGTGCCGATGCGGCTTCCACTATTCTCCTTAGCACCCCGGCGTCGGAGGTCCATCCGGAGGCGTAGGTTGTGCCCGCCAAGTAGTCCCTTAGGTCGTCTGTGCTTGCGTAGGTGTGCCGGGTTGCCATCTATTTGTTTTCCTCGGTCTTCTTGGCTTTGTTCTTGGGCTTGGAGGCTTGCTTGGTCTCTACCTTCTCAAAATACTCGGCATAGTCCGTCGCGTCCTTTGCGGGTACGTCGTACTCATCACCCAAACCGTGCAGAACGCCTTTTAGCGTGAATGTCTTGATACATCGAACTTTCATGTGTCACCTTTGGGGAGCTAGGGGGAGAAGTCCATTAAAACTCCCCCTAGCCCCGTTCTGTCGTCTATCTCTAGCTTGCGGCGGCTCTGCACATCTTGAAAGCGGCGGCGAGGGTCAATTGTCCGTCACCCCTTCTGCTCGCAAAGAATCCCACCTGATCATTCTCCATATACAACGAATCGTTACGCCGGAGAGTGAAGCCGACTCTGTCGAAAATATAATACTGCTTGAGGTCGCCGAAAAGGGCGATTCTCTCGGTTGCAGTAATAGTTGCACCAAGACCGCTGGCAGAGTCAACCATTGCATTGGCTTTCCCCAAGATGAAGTCTGTTGGTGCGGCTGTAAGGCTGGGAATCTGATGAACCCCTGCCGCCGTTGCCGCTATGCCCGTAATCAGGGCCGCAATTGCCGACTTCATAATCCACGTTGCATTTGCACGATGCTGGGCCTCAAGGGTGTAGTAAATCCCGATGAGGTCAGCGGCGACAACACTGGTGGCATTCGCCATCGTGTAATCGGAAGGACTGGCACCCATTATCCCAGCAT